ACATCCGCTGCACAAGCGGCGCCATGGTTTTAGATGCGGTGGACTTTACCAAAGGCGGCGGCTCCTTCGTCTACATCGGCGCGGGTGATTCCTGTACCTCGCTCAAGATCACCCGGTCCAAGATGGGCTGCGACTCGATCAACCAGAGCGGTCCTGGCAACGTGGCGCTGGCACAGGTCCAGAAGGTCATCCCTGTTATAATTGAGGACAGCGACATCGACCTTGGCGGCTGTCTCGGCATCGGTGGCGGACAGGTGGCATGGAGTTTCGGCAGCCTCACCTTCACCCGCGTCCACTTTGCGAACATGAGCCAGTCGAACCCGCTCAATCAGGGCGGCTGCCAATTCGCCTATGCAGCTACGCAGGGTGCCACCAACCAGAACGTGACGGTGCAGAGTTCGTGGCTGGGCGAGTGCAACAACGTGAATAGTGGGGCCCATAACAATATGGTGCAGTGGGCGCAGATCGCGGCGGGCAACAGCCTGACGTTCAAGTTCAACAGCTACGTCCAGACCATCAATAACAGCAGCAGTGATCAGGGCGGCGAGATGGCACAAAGCTACCAGCAAGGCGCAACCGTCGCCTTTCCCGGCAAACTCACCGCTGGTGACGTCAGCAACAACACCATCATCTGCAGAAAGAGTGCAACGGGGCACACGACCTGCAGCAATGCCTTCAATGGCGGTGGTGCAGGCTGCGCAGGAACCTGCATCTTCGATTCGAACTGGATGGATGCTTCGGGTGCCTTCAGCTACAGCTACGGGCGGGGCAACTCGGCTGGATGGACTCCGCGCTCCGGGTCGTCTCCGTTCTTCGTGCTTGGCACGGGAGCGGGCCAAGGCTTCACACCCTGAGAGGCATTGAGATATGCGTTTTCGTCAGCATCCCATATGATAGCAGAATGGCCATGGGAAATGAGACGGCGCAGATAATCATGGCGGTCGGGACGCTCGTGACGGCGACATTCTCAGGCCTTGCCGTGCTGTTCACCGCCCTCGTTGCAGGCCGGCTGAAGATGCAGGCTCTCGTTCTGGAGCAGCAGAACGTCGTGCTGACAGAAACCAAGAAGACAGTCGAACTCACCCACGAGGCGACCAACTCCAAGATGGACAGGCTTCTCGCGGTGACGGCGCAGGCGGCAGAGGCGCGGGGCCTGAAGCAGGGGCAGGATGAGAAGAAGGTCTGAATTGAACAGCGGCACCTTTGTAGCCGCGCTACGTTAGTGACGCGAAGGAGACCACCATGTCCTTAGCCGTTATGGTCATCAACTTCCTCATACTGCTGCTCATCCTTGGGTTGCTGTTCTACGCCGTCATCTGGGTGCTGGGCATTCTCGGCATCCCGGTCCCGCCCAAGGTGCTGCAGATCCTGGGGGCCATCATCTTCCTCGTCGTCCTGCTATGGTTCCTGAAGGTGATGCTGGGCGGTGGACATTTCCCATCAATTCTGATGCTCCCCCTTGGAGCTTGGATGAGTTAAAATGGACATCCACGTTTACATCCACTCGAATGACGACAAGCTGGACCGCATCCTGCGTATCCTGCAACGCACTGAACAAGAGGTATTAGATATGTCCGCTGCATCCGACCAGGCCCTTGCCGACCTTACCGCCGCCCAAGCCAAGACCGCTGCCGGCGTCGACTCGGCCATCCTCCTCCTCAACACCATTCCGGCCCTGCTCACCGCGAGCGGCGTCGATCCGGCGGCGGTTGCTACCGTTACTGCGTCGCTGAACAGCAAGGCCGACGCCCTGCTGGCGGCTATTGCGGCCGATGGCCCGCAGCCTGCACCTCCGGGTCCGGTTGTGAATGCCGCGTCCGTGGCGAGCGCCAAGAAGCCCTAATGGTAGTTTTCCCCACCCGTGGGTGATACCATGGGTGGGATGACTGTCCCGCATATCTTCCGCACGATTACCGGCACCTCTCCGATTGAGGTGCCGGCGTCGTGGCTTGACGACGATTTCGCATCCCTTCCGACAGAAATAAGCGTCGTAGGTAAGGGTGCCGTTGCCGATGGCAATACCGATAATTCTGCTGCCTTCGCCGCCGCCATCGCCGCCGCCGCATTGACTCCGGGCGCCATCGTCGCGGTGCCTGCCGGAACCGGCACCTATCTGGTCAGCAGCACCATCATCATTCCACAGGGCGTGAACCTCCGCGTCGACGGGATAATCTCGCCCGGCGCGGCAATGACGGATCTCGTCAAGGTCACTGCACTTGAAAATTCTTTCGTCTATGGGACGGGCACCCTCGCCAACAGGAACAGCCTTGCCACCAACGGCGTCACCTTCAATTCAGTTACCCCCGGCAACAATCGCCTTTTCCTCATCGGATTGGAGCTGCTCGGCTTCGTCAACAATATCCGGAACGTCAATGCCGATGACATCTGCATCAAAGATGTCTTCTCGCAGAACGCGACCGGCAACACGCTCTACGCCACGGCCGGCACGGGCATGGAGATCGACGGACTGAAAGTTCTGGGGGACGCCAACGGTCCCCACTGGAGCGGCAATCCCATAGAAGGTGTAATCTTCACCAATTCGGAGATCCTGACGACGGCCATCGGTGCCTATGCCTACAAGTTCGACAACGGAGCGGGCTACGCCAGCCAGGTCAGCAATGTTACCTGCCAGGGCACCATCATCTACGACGCCTCAGTCACGCCTCTCTCAAACGTCACGATCAACGCCCTCTACACCAACCCCGTCGCGGGCTCACCATCGACGGCGGTGGGCGTGGACATCATCGGTAACTGCGATGACTTCAAGATCAACGGCCTGACCACCGCCGCGTGCCCCAAGGCAGGGCTTAGGATCAGAGATACCACGGGCACCCAGCCACAACGTATCTACATCAATAAATTCATGGGGTTGGTCAACGGTACGGCAGCGGGTTCGGCAGATCTTCTGCTGGACGGCAGCAATGGCTTGGGCATAGCAAATATATTCATAGACGACAGTTCGTGTCAGAGCGTCGGCGGCTCGGTCAAGTCAGTGATAGAGCTGGGAACCGTCGCTTCGTCCTACAGCGCGACCAACCTGTTCTTTTCCACGGTCACATTAGTCCTCGCAAACAGACAGCCAGTATCGGGTGGAATTCCCTATATCGACAGTCACTCGGTACAAGCGTTCACTCCCGTGCTGGGCGCAAACAACGTGCTCGTTGGCGGCGGTGCAGGCAACCCGCCGAGTTCAGTCGCGAACCTGGACTGGAATAGCGGGACGGGAAACTTTGAAGTTGCAGGCGGCTTTAGATCGGCCCGGACGAACGGGACATGCTTCGCTGCTGACACCCTCACGACCAATCCGGGCTTTCTCCAATTCAGTGCAACGGGAAATTCTGGCTTTTTCGGAACGGAGGGCTCTGCCGGAGGCGCGAGTTTCACTGGGACTGCGGCCTACGCAACTCTGGTTGGTGGGACGAGTTCGGACACGCAATTCGTCACCACGGCAGTCGTCCGGGGCGGCGTTAATAACGCGGGCCTCTATTCGATCACTACCGTAAAGACCGGGGTAGTTACGGTCGGCGCCCTCCCTTCGGCAGCGACGGCGGGAGCGGGCTCGCGCTACATGGTGAGCAACGCGACCCAAACCCTGACGGCGGGCATCGGGGCGACCGTCGCAGGTGGCGGCGGCAATACCGTGCCGGTCGTGAGCGACGGAACGAATTGGCTCATCGGATGAATATCTCCCCTCAGGGGTTGGAGCTTCTGATGGCCAGGGAGGGCAAGCGTAACGCCGTCTACCTGGACAGCGTCGGCGTGCCGACGGTGGGGTATGGGCATACCGGCCCCGAGGTCCATCTGGGCGATACATGGACGGACATCCAGATCGAGGAAGCCTTTGCCAAGGACCTCGATGAGTTCGAGAAGGCCATCAACCAGAACGTCAGGGTAGCGCTGACACAGTCCCAGTTCGATGCCCTTGTAAGCTTTGCCTACAACGTAGGTGCAGGGGCGAGTACAAGGGCATTTGAATCGTCCACAATGCTAAGATATATTAACGCTGGCGAAATGGGAGCGGCGGCGCTAGAGTTCAACCGCTGGCATATACCGCCCGAGATCACGAGCCGGAGGAACGCCGAGCGTGAACAGTTCAAAGGCACTCAGTTTGCTGCGCGCATCGATTGAGCCTGTGCTGGCTCTTAGCGCTGCCTTAGCGGGCATTTGCTTGGGTTCGCTCTACAGGTTCCTCGGTTGAACCATACCGACCCCTGGAAGGCCCCTGACGGCGTGGTGATCCTCGTTCTCGCGGGCGGCGTCCTCGCAAGCTGGTGGGTCATCTGGATCATCTGGGAGGCCTTCAAGTGAACCAGCAACAGATCGAAGCCATGCTGCGCCTTCTGGTGGGAGCGGGAGGGCCATTGGCGGCCCTGCTACTGTCCTACGGGATACCACCCGACAAGCTCAACCTGTGGGTCAACCTGGCGATTGCCATCATCCCGCCGATTGGAGCGGGCGTCTGGGGTATCCTGGCCAACACCCAGCAGCGGACGATTGCCGACGCTTCCAAGGTTCCAGGCGTGGTGAAGATCAAGGTTGCTGACAATGCGACCGGCGGAGCGGCGGATGCTGCGAACGACGCAACTCTCCCCAACGTCAAGAGAGCGAGCGAATAATGCCATTTGACTCACAACCGCTTGAGATTCCGCCGCCTCTCCTTGGGGACGACCTGACGCTGCGTGTCTTGCGTGGGGCACGGGAACTCCTGGCGGCCGGCTGGTGCAAAGGCGCAATGCAATCGGGCGATGAATATTCTGGTTACAAATACTGCGCTCGTGGTGCAATCGCCGCTGTGAACGGAAGGGCCTTCCCCTTCGCTTACGTCGAAAGTTTCGTGCCCAAAGATCGGTCGCTCCCCGATTACAACGATGACCCTAAGACGACCCACGCCGACATCCTCGCGCTGTTTGATCGCGCCATTGCTACCCGCGTGAGAGAGATTCAATGAAGCGCGAACTGCTCGGTGCCCTGAAGGCGCTGCTGAAGAACTATCTCGTGGCGCTCGGTATCGAGGGTGCCAGCACGTACGAGAAATCAGTCCGCCGGGCGCAGGCGGCAATCAGAAAGGCTTCCAAATGACCCGTATCCTTTGCTTGGCCATCCTCGCTCTGGGAGGCTGTTCTACGGCGTCGACGGTCGATATGACCTCCTTGTCGAAATCGGCCTATACCGCCAAATCCACCTATGCCGGGCTTCTGGTGATTGCCGTTGCCTACAACCAGCGTCCGCCCTGCGGCGGGACGGTCGTGATCTGCCGCGACCCGGTGGTGGTCGAGCAGATCCGCAAGGCTTCTGTGGCAGCCGACGCTAGCACGCAGGCCGGCGAGAATGCGGTGCGCACCTTGGGGTCCAATCCCCTTGTCGTGCAGGCTGCGGTGGTCGCTGCGCAGCAGAGTGTAACGGCCTTCAAAGCCGTAACCGACGCATACGGGAGCAAGTAAATGCCTGCCATCCTAGCCCTCATTGCCGAGATCATCTCGCTGGCTCCGACACTTGCCTCTGCCGGCGTCAGCCTAGCTTCTCTCTACGCAAAGGTCCGCACCGTACTGGATGCCAACGCAGCTCCTGGAGACGCAGACTGGGATGCCCTCGACCAGCAGGTAAAGGATCTGCAGGCGGCTCTGGCGAAGGACCCCTAGGACTCGTGCCCTGTCTCCTGCGGCGGTGCTTTCCACATCACCAGCCATTCAGGCACCGGCTTGATCTCAATGGGGGGCTTGGGCCGCTTCCTGAACAGCCGCGCTATGTAGACGACGATCAGAAGCCATACGCAGACCGCTGCCAGGATAATGGCGATGCCAATGCAGATGTGCAGGATGTCTGCTTCGTTCAGTTCCATAGCCGCCACCATGCGATGCGGACGATGATGTAGAGCGCATCCCAGAAGGACATCTCGGGTTCGTTCAGCCTATCCATTGCTTAACTCCCCAGACTGTCAGGCCCAACGCAAAGAGATAGATAGCACACAGGACCGTGGCGCTTACCCATGCCGGCCATTCACTTCGTGCGATCATTCGTATTGCCTCGCTGGTGCGCTCGCCTTGAGCAGCCATACCTCGTGGCGCAATTTCTCGATTTCGTCAGTTAAGTCCTCGATCAAATAGCAAACTGGATCGAAGCCGTATTCGATGGCTTCTCGCCGAGCCCGCTCCACGAGGTCTGTCTTCTCGCTCATGGCTTGGCCTCCTTGTGGTGGGCGAGGGCGGCGCGGGCGATGAGGATTGCCGTCCCCAATTTCGGGTCATTGGAAGGCTCTCCGGCCTTCATCGACATTTTCCCGATCTTCTCCAGCGCCTCCACAAGCTCTGCCACGCCGTCAGATGACGATAGCTCGTCAACCCAACCACTTCGCGGACGATGTCCGGCCGGGCCACGGTCTGTAGCGTCGGACGCAGGTTGCGCAATAGTTTTGGGCGCATCCGGTATGGCGAGAGCGCGGATGGAGGATGCAACCCACCAAGCTCCATTGGGCCATTTGTTCTGTTCGCACCAATAGTCGGCCACTCTTGCAGAATCTTCCCGCGCAGCCGCATAGCCCCGTTCGTAGTCGGTCATGGGCGCCTACCGAAGACCGGCCGAAGGACGTTAAACTCGTTGCTGCCGTCGCGCAGATCGTGAAGGCAATCGAGACGAAGCGCTAGCGCCCTGATCTCGTTCGCGTCCAGCGTCTCCCATCGCGCGCGAATGTCCAAGGTTTCGGATAGCTCGAATCCAGCTAACATAAATTCAGTACGGCTTGGCTTGGGAATCATGTCTTGGCCTCCAGGCGCTTCAATGCGCGGAACACGGCTCTTACCCATTTGTCCCTCGTTTCCTCTGAGCAGTCCTCCCACGGATTATCAGCGGAGTTTACAATCAGCTCATCGTAGAAAGCTGCAGCAAAGCGTCTTTGCCATTCTTCGGATACTAGAAGCAGTTCGTCGCTCATGGCTTCAGCCGCATAGCCCCGCTCGTAGTCGGTCATTTCAGGTTACCCCCAGCAATCAACCGAAGTTTCTTCGTTTTACGGGCGCTTAATAAGTGCATTGAGTTTTCAGTGTGAGAAGCTCCATGGTCGATATACAACTCAAAGAAGATCACCAACGCAAACAATCGCCCAGCAGCATCACCTGTCGCGGCTAATTGATGACCAAGACATAGCGAAGCTAGCTCGGCCGCCTTGATGCGGGTTGAGCGCCTTGATGTCATGTCTTGGCTGGTGGGGAAGGAAGGGGCATCCAGTGGGTGGGCTCTATCACCATGCTATCCTCCCCGCTTAGTATCCACCAGTTGTCTAAGACATATTGGGCTATTTTGATTCCCATATAGCGATCATAAGTAAGCACCGGATTTTCGTTCTTCGGCGCAGTTTCAATCGGCTGCCATTCGCTCATTTCTTCTCCTTGGCTACTGCAAGCAGTGTGCGTGCGACCAACAGCACTTCGTCGCCAGTAAATGACCAGCCATCATTCTCGATGATCTCGGCAACCATCCGCCGCGCTGCTTCCACCGCTTGGGGCTCGATACGCGGGCCTGATGGCAACTTCAAAAGGTCTATCTGGATTGCCAGCCAATCGGGAAGGTCGTGTTCGGGCCCCGGATATTTGGCGTTGTACCAATCACGAAAGTCCCGCAGCGCTTCGAGGGCTGCTGGCGCACTGGAGAGGCGTTCGATCCGCAAGCGCTGCAGTTCGTGAAGGGCTGCGCGCATGTCGCGAACGGTGATTATGTCTGCATATCCGTAAGCAGGCCGCTCGGCATGGAGCGAAAGCAGACGGGTGATCTCGGCGTCGGTCAGCCTTCTGTCTGTATCTGTCTGGCGGGTCATGGGCCTAATCTCTTGAGCGATTTCTCGACATCCTTGAGGAGATTATGCCTCGTGTCCTTCACCGGGATGCCCCACCGGGTCATGGTCGCCTCGATGTAATCCAGAAGCTCGGTCAACTCGCGCTTGGACATCGAGGCGGTGCTACGGCGCAGGAGGACGACCCCACCCTCGATCCCTTGGACCGCCCTGCCTGCGCCGCGCCCCTCGTGGACATCGACGGCGTGGACGAACAGACTTTTCCAGTCGTCCAGCCCCATCTTCTGCCCACCCCACTCCGGCTTTGCTTTCACCACGTCTGCAAGAAGTGCGTGAAGCCTCGCGTTCTGGTCGAGGTTCCGTATCGGCTCTCGGATAATCACCTGATGGCCGGTGGGAGCCTCCCAAATGGCCCTGCAGGCATCACCACGATGATTCCACTCATCGCCGGGGTGTCCCAGCCAAAAGGTGGCCCAAACGCTCATACGCGCGCCTGTGCCCTTCCTAGAGCGGTTCCATAGACAGCCATGATCTTGTCGTACTCGGGCTCGAAGTTGCTCTGCAGTTTCTTGAGGGCCTTGGCGTTCCGTACCGACCAGCCCTTCACATCCTCTGCATTTTCGAGGGTTGCCAGGACCCCGGACTCGGTGGCCACCCAGCGCCGCGCGCCGGCGGACACGTCCTCGTCTTGGGGCATCATCGGCGTTTCATTGGGCGGCGGGTTCATTGCTGCCTTTCCCGAGAACTCGGCCTTGAGCTTGGCGACGTACTTGTTGTCGTCGTACATCCCGAGGAACACGTCGGCGGACAGTCCGAGATGGGACAGGCCCTTGGTCAGGGCATCGGTCATGGCCTTCTTGGGAGCATCGTCGTCGAGCCGCATCTTGCCCTCCTTGAAGGGGCCGTAGAGTTCGCATGTCGCGCGGATGGGGCCGTAGGAATTGTTGGAAATGATGCGGAGTGGCTTGTTCTCTTCGGCCATTACCATTGGCGTGCCCCACCAGATCGTCACGTCCACGACGGCCAGCACGAGCGGGTGAACATCCTGGGGATTCATCGTCTGGATTGAATGCACGCAGGTATAACCCCAGCCTTCCCCCACCGGACCGAATTGCTCGGTCATGCGCTGCAGCTGCCATTGCGCGTCGATGCTGGTGAACTTCCTGCCGAAGCCGACTTCCTTGGTATGCCGGGGATCGGTGGTCTTCAGCGCATCCCAGATTCGCATGTTGGTCACTTGCTTTTCTCCCTCGCCAGTTCCTCGGCAATGTCGGCCGGGCAGCCCGCCTTGGTTAGCTTCTCCCTGATCTCGGCGCGCATCCGCTCGACGCGGGCGCTTTCCTGGGCGGGTGTGGACGAGGTGTGATAGGTCGCCTCGTCCTCATCGATCTCGTTCATGCAATCGATGCACATTAGGCCGAACGAGCTGCCGTATTCCTGGCAGCCGTCATCGCTGTCGGCGATCTCATCGCATTTGACGCAGCGGAACATGCTCATGCCACACCAGACTAGTCTTCGGGGTCGTTCTTGCGGCTCGCCATGATGAAGGCCCGCACGTCCATCAGGGCCTTGCGGTAGCCATGCCAATAGCCGCTGATGCCGACGACCCCATTCTCATCCTGCAGGCGGTTGATTTCGAGACATACTTTCCCCATGGCGATGATCTCGCCATGTCGCAGGCCGTCCTTCACCAGGTCGGCGTGCACCTTGGAGATGCGGAGGATTTCGTGTTCGAGGTCCATCAGTGCCTCCACAGCAAGCCGATGAGGAAAGCCGCGATGCCGGCGGCGACGAACAGGCAGACGACGCAGCCGACGATGAAGTCCTGCCGCCTGACGTTGCGGCTCTCGCCGAACGGCGGCACAATCGAGCCCGAGGCGATGCAGTTCTTGTAGAAGGTGTCGCTCAACGGATTGCCTATCCAAGGGCGGTAGGGCGCGTCGGGTGGTCCAACATAATGTTTTCCATCGACGGCGAGAGCCACTTGGTCGGATTGTGCGCGAGCGGTCATGTTGATTCCTCGCATCGTTTGGCAAAAGCGTTGAGGGCGCGAAGGACGGCCGGCTCTAGTGCGATCTTGTCGCCGTTGACGATGCCATTGGAGGTCCATATCCAAACCTGATAGCCGTCAAATTCTGCGTAGACCCCATCCCCGAGATAGTCTTTGTATGGTTCTACTGGTGCGCGAGCGTCCATGGTGTCTCCTTGTTGTCCCCAAGAATATCCTAATCCGGGAGCCTGTCAATAGGATATCGTTGACACCCAAGAATATATTTGCGATAGTCTCGAAATGAAGATCGGCGGACATCGCTATACCGGCCGCGCGCTGGGCAGCATCAGGAACGGCATCCAGAAGCCGCACCGCTCGCCGCGCATTGCAATTACCTGGCCGCATGATCTGCTGGTCATGGTGTCAGACGAGGCCGAGGCGCTGAACCTGCCGTTTGCCGAGATCGTGCGCCGTCGCATCCGTGCCAGCTATGAGGAGCAGAAATGACCCCAGCCCAGGCGCTGAAACGCTACCGCAAGGCTCCCAAGGGCTATCGCAACAGGGCCTTGGTGCGGCTGCAGGACGTGAACCTCGCGACGCTGCAGAAGCGGACCAAGTATGGCAACACCAAATGCGAATGGCGCGGCGAGAAGTTCGACTCCAAAAAGGAGCTGGAGCGCCACCTCGTGCTGCTGGACATGCAGGAAAAGGGGGAGATCGTGCGGCTCAGGCGTCAGCCCGTCTATACCATTGACGTCGAAGATACACGGATCTGCAAATATATCGGGGATTGGTACTATTACGACAACAAGAAATGCATCGAGGTGGTGGAGGATTCAAAGGGTTTCCAGACCCCTGAGTTCAGATTGAAATGGCGACTTTGCCGAGCCTGCTATCCCGAGATCGACTGGCGGCTGTCGTGATTTGGTGCTATCCTGATGGTGCTCGGAAAAGGCTGGCCAGCCCTTCCGACGCTCGGCATCGACTTCCCCCCCGTCGTCGATTCCGGCCGGATACGAGCATCCTTTTTCGGGGGCAATATGTCAATCATTGCAATGACTTGGGTGTTCAAGCAGCCCTTGAGGCCATCATGGTTGAAGTTTCTGCTGCTCGCCCTGGCGGACAATGCCAATGACGAAGGCCATTGTTACCCTTCCGGCAAGTATCTCTGCATAAAAACCAGCCTGAACCGCAAGACGGTAATCTCCGGCCTCGACCAGCTTGAGGCCAAAGGCTACCTGATCGATACCGGCCAGCGAAAGGGCGCCACCAAGCAGGTCAAGGTCTACCAGATAAGAGTACCGGAGGAGGGACTCTTAAACAGTCCCGTAGAAGGGACTCTTGTCCCTGAAAGAGTCCCGTCTGTACCACCTAAGAGTCCCGTCTGTACCACGAAAGAGTCCCGCGCACGGGACACGGAATCATCAAGGAACCGTCAGGAACCTCTGAGAGAGGATTTATCCACACGCTTGAAAGCCATGATCGCCAGTTTCGAGAAAGTCGGCAACAAGGCGAAGGCGGCCAAGTACCGGGCGGAGCTTGAGCTGTTGGAGGCAACTCGTGACTGACAAGCCACCTGCTTGCATGCCGCTAAAACGAGAAGACCTCCCGCTGACGGCGGAAGGTCTTATTCGAAACGGCCGTTACCGCAACTGGCTCAACGGGTGCGGCAACTATCTTGATCAGCAACAAGCACACTCTAAAGGAGAAAGCATTGAGCGACAAGCCCACCGCCTGCACCCGGCCGCCGTGGTGGCAGACCTTAGCCAGGATCGACGCCGACAAGCTCAAGCTGCTGGAAGCCTTCAGACAGAGCTTGAGGCTCGGCAAAGGAAAGAAAGGCTAGGGCTTGCCTGCCAAGCCGCAGAAGCCGTGGTCGACCTTGATGCCTACGCCTTCGGGTATCCAACGCCACGCCATGCAGGCAGAGCCGATGCAAGAATTGTGGCGCATGTCGCTATCCGGCTTACCATCCTTGTCCTCGACAAAGCGATTAGGAGCACCGCTGCCGTCGTCTTCATCAATTTGTACGCGGGCGAACGGGCACCATTTAGTCTTGGCTTCTTCCTCGGTCATCCACAAACTATATCGTTGACAGCAACTTAGGTCAAACGATATTGTTATGCATGGCTAGAAATGCAGAAGTAGACCTGACCAACGCGCCCAAGTTGCCGGTGACACGCATCCCAAAGGAGGAACTGGCGGCGCTCAAGCGGGAGATGAAGGCGCGCAAGCTGCCGAGCCTTAGCCAACTTGTCCGCGTGCTGCTGCGCGAGGCGATTGCCAAATGAAAGGCCTCTCCATTGCCGACTTCGAGCGCATGTTCGGCGGTCCGTTGGACAGCAAGACAGCATTCCATACGACGATCTTCGACTGGAGCTACGAGGTCGTCGACCAGAAGACCAGCGAGGCCATCATCCTTGACCTGCTTCTGAGGATCGAGCGCAAGGACTTCTCGATTGCCGGCCAGAACACCGAGAGATGGCAGAAGGGTTGGCAGGAGAACCTCGACGACTTCCGCCGCACTGGGGACGTCGCCTCACTGGAGCCGAAATACCTCCGTCCCTCCGAATACCTTCGCCTGGACAGCCAGTTCATCAAACCTATCGATCCGATGTTTGAACGGAATTGGTATAAGGTGTTCCGAGGCTGGTTCGCGCGGCGCTATCTCAGCGAGTTCGATTGAATCTATGAGTTCGGCTGCGGCAGCGGCCACAACGTCGCTTTCCTAGCGGCGGAATTTCCAGAGAAAGCAATCTATGGCCTTGATTGGACAGAGGCCTCTTACGAAATCATCGAGGAGTTGGCTCGGCTGGGTCACAGAGTTGGCGCCCATACGTTCGATTTCTTCCAGACCCGCGAATTGACCTTCCAACCCAACACAGCAGTCCTGACCATCGGAGCCCTTGAGCAGACCGGCACGCATTGGCGCCCGTTCATGGACTTCCTGAAGCGCACCAAACCTGCCGGGTGCTTCCACATCGAGCCGATGGTGAACTGGTACGATCCAGCTAAACTGGTCGATCACACAGCCATCAGGATTCACAAAGCGCGTGGCTTTTGGACGGGCTTTGCCGAAGAGGTGCGCGCGTCGATGCATCGCACGGGCTTCGGGAGCTTGCTATTGGAAGGCTACTCACAGGTGATTTGGAATCCCGCATTAATGCCTGAGCAGGCCCGCATCGATGCGCTGGAGGGTGCGCCTTGAACGTGAACCGACTGAGGAAAATTCTTGCGGCTGTCGACGGTAAAATGCGCGTCGAAATCGCTTATGATTCATTCGTGGTCACTGATGAACTTAGGCGTGGAAACGTCTGGGCTGGGAAAGATCCTTACGAAGAAGACGATGTTTTGTATCTGTGTGCGGACTCCGCCGGAGCGGGCTATTCCCCAACTGCCAAGCGTTATTCGCTTAAAAGGGTCGCATGAACCTTGAAGCCAAAGCAGCGGAGATCCGCCGCGCCATCCTTGAGAACGCTCTCAGGATCGGCAAGGGCCACATAGCGAGCGCGCTGTCGTGGGTGGAGATCGCCGTTGCGCTGTTCTACGGCACGATGAAGTCGGGGGATCGCTTTGTACTCTCGAAGACGCACGGCCATCTGACCTTGGACGCCATCCTTGCAGACCGTTCCAGAATATTGCCGGGAATGTTTTTTTGTCATGAGATGATGTGGCCGGGCTGGCCGGCGATCTGCAGCGGCTCATTGGGGCAAGGATTGGGCATCGCGGCGGGCATGGCGTTGGCTCAGAAACTCGACGGCAGCAAAGGACGGACGTTCTGTGTCTTGAGCGACGCCGAGCTGCATGAAGGAGCGATCTGGGAAGCGGTGATGTTTGCCGCGCATCACAAACTCAGGAACCTTATAGCGATTGTCGACAACAACCAGCAATCGTGTGCGAACTTCACGAGTGATGTTCTTAACATCAATCCAATCCAGGCAAAGTTTGCGGCATTCGGATGGGACTCCGACGAATACGATGACGACCGAGGTCATAATGCCGAGGCTTTGGCCGGGCGTTTCACACTCAGGTCAAATCCCCCTCCGCATGAACATTGGCCGATTGTCCAGATTGTGAAGACCATCAAGGGCAAGGGCATTCCCTTCATGGAGGGCAATCCCAAATGGCACCACCGCCACCCCGAGGGCGATCAGATTGCGATAGCGCGACAGGCGCTTGCGTGATCGAACAAGCACTTCCAAAGGGAACGGGGCGCGCGTGGGTTGATGCGGGCTGGCTTCACTGGAAGGGAATACGCCAGATGGTGAAATTGCTTCAGTTTCGAGGCCATCACATCGAACACCTCGAGATTAGCACGGGGCTCGGCACGAAGCATTTTGAGTTCAAGGGCGATGCTGATGCTGTCATGGAGATGGGCCAATATCTGAAGCGGCTCGAAGCCAGCAACAATGAGTGACCTCAATCAGCAGGGGTTTGCAAGGCTTGGCATCGTGCCCTGGATAGATGACGTCGTGGCCTTTCTCGATACCTGCAAACGCTATCCCGGTCATATCAAGGCGCGGCCGAGGCTCGGCATGGAATGCAATTCCATGGAGAGCGTCATCGCTGCTCCGCACTTCCTCGCCTATGCGGAGAGCCTGACTCCGACCGTCTCTAAGTTCTTTGGCGAGCCTGCAATTCTCTGGTCGCTCAATGCATTTTATACGACAAAGCATACGCCCTATTTTCCCGGCCTGCATGGTCTGCACAAGGACCGTGGAGGCTCCAAGATCGTGGCCCTCTTCGTATTAGGCTACGACACTCCGATTGACTCGGCCCAGCTTCATATGCGTCCGGATGGCCTGCTGGAGCCCCTGTATGGACCGAAGGGCACGGCGTGGCTGGCCGACAACACTCAATATCATCTCGGCCTCATTCCATCGCAGCCACGCATGATGCTGTGGGCGCGCTGGGCAGAGAAGATCCCGCAGGAGTTCTTTAACGAAGGGCTCCCCAGCATATGAAGAAATTATCCCTTCCCGCGCACCGGGACGCCTGGCTGGTTGAAGGCTACTACGTTGTTTGCCGATGGCTTCCCATCTTCTTCTCTATCATGCTTTTGATTATCGTGGTGCGTTGATGAAGCGCGACTTTCGCGACGCTGTCTTCGGGGTCCTGCATGGCCTGATGAAGGCTGATCCCTCCATCATGATCCTGTGCAACGACGCGGCAGCCTGGAAGCTGGACGAGATCCGGCAGGAGTTTCCCGAGCGCGCCATCAATGTGGGCGTGGCCGAGCAGAACATGATGAGCCTCGCTGCCGGCCTCGCCAGCGCGGGCAAGAAAGTGTTTGTCTACGGCATTATTGCCCATCTGATGAGGGGCTGGGAGCAGATCAAGGTGGGGATCTGCATTCCCAACCTGCCGGTGACGATCCTGGGAATGGGAGCGGGCCTCTCGTCTGGTCTGGACGGCCCGACGCATCATGCCGTCGAGGACGTGGCACTGATGCGCGTCCTGGCCAACATGACGATCTACAATCCGGCCGACTGCGTGTGTGCCGAGGCCTGCGTGCGGATGGCTTACGAGGCGGGCACGCCGCATTACATCCGGCTCGACAAAGATCCGGCAGACGATCTTTACAGGCCCACATACGATTTCAGTAGAGGTTATGCGGTCTTTGGTGACGAGCGAGATGACGCTATTGTTGCGACAGGAATCGAGACGCAAAGAGCGCGCAGGAAATATGCCAGTTGCGTAATTGATGTGTTTCGACTGAAGCCCGCGCCGGATGTTTGGCAGTTTGCTCTCAGCACCTGCGAAGTTTGGGACGAACATCATCCCCATGGTGGGTTGTGGTCCATGGTTGCCGAGCAGGCTTGCCTGGCGCGTCCGAAGACGCTGCAGGATGAGTTCATATTGGGGCCTGCGAAGCGCGAGCCGGTTACGGGCGAACTTGCATGGGTCGATGACGGCTATGGGATGCCGTTCCGTGGTTGAAATCACCAGGGAACGCTTCGTCAATCCGCGAACTGCGCTCATTACCGGAGGCAGCAGGGGCATCGGGCTTGCGATTGCCGATGCTCTGGCAATGCAGGGCAAGGAGGTGAAGGTTATCTCTCGAACCAAGCCGCCTCGGCATCAATGGATAGAGGCTGACGTCAAATGGGGCGGATGGGATTTCCTGAAGGTGGACATCCTCGTGAATAACGTAGGTGGCGGAGGGCGCTGGGGGGAGGAAATCATCGAGCATACGAAGCCCGAGGTATGGGACGAGGTTTATCGAAAGAATGCCGGCATTGCCACCGAGCTGACCATGCGAGCCCTTCCCTACATGCGCCGGAAGAAATGGGGACGCGTGGTGACCATCACGTCCATCCATGGAGGCAAGGACGGCAACGGACGGCCATGGTTTGTAATGGCGAAGGCGGCCCAAACGGCACTGATGAAGAGCCTGGCAACACAGAGCTATCTGGCGAGGGATGGGATCACGTTCAACAGCGTGGCACCGGGTGAGATCGATGTGGGCAAGCCGCCAAGCTCCCCGGATGTGCGGATGGGCACGCCCGAAGACGTAGCGGGCATTGTCGCATTCCTGTGCAGCGACGCGGCCAAGCATATCAATGGGGCGAATATCATTGTCGATGGGGGACAAAGCCATGCGATCTAGGAAGCAATCAAAACAGAAACCTATCCCTGCATACGTTCAAAAGCTGATAGATCTATTTGAAGCCCAATCTGCCGAATATTGGCATCAGATCAGGCACTTTCACAATCGTATTGATGGCTTGGCGAATCGCTTTGAAGAAGTGATTGCGGCCATCAACGGAATGCCTGACAAGAAATTCCCAAGGCGCAAACGTAAATGAAGATAGCGGCGCTGATCGTCACCAGGGGCAAGCCACGGCAGGTGGTGGGCATCATCGAGTCGATGCGGATGCTGGCGACGGGGGATCATGAGCTTGAGTTCCTGGTGGCATGCGATGACGATGATCCTGATACTGTGCAGGGCCTGCGGGGCAATTTCTGGCCAGGCGATGTGATCATTGACGTAGGTCCACGTCCGGTAGGTGTAGGCTCATGCTGGAACAGGCTGGCGAAGCTGACCGACGCCGACGCGCTGATAACGCTGCCTGACGATGGGATTATCGCAACGCCGCGCTGGGATCATTGCATCAACTGGGCATGGCGTAATCACGACTGGGTGCATCCGGATCTGAAGATCGGGGGATTGAAGGACCAAGCCAATCCCGGGCAACCCACGCTGTTCGTGATGGGCAAGCGATGGGTGGAGCTGGTGGGCGAGGTGCTCGACGCACGCTACCCGTTCTGGTTCAGCGATACTGCGATTGCGGAGACATACAGCTTCATTACGGGATCGGGACTGCCGATGCTGCCCATAGAGTTTGCCAGCAAAGGCGGGAAGTGGAATCCGAGGCTCCGGCGCATGTCGTTGTGGTGGGCTCATTACGGGCTCACCAGGGTGGAGCGGATTGGCAAGGCCATGATGATCCAGTCAGAACTCGGATTGCCCGTACCGCCAAATTTGAAGGACCTACATGCGTTGTGGGCAAAGAGGGATGCGGACGGGCTGCCCGCGTCTGAGGAGATCGTGCGTCAGATCGAGAAGCCTGCACCATTGGACGAGCGTTATCTGGAGGCTGAACGTGCGGCTATCGAGTATATTGCCAAGCATTCATATGGCTGGAAGCGATTCGAGCCCTCAACGCACAATGACGATCGCTTCTAGAATATATCTTCTCATCCGGGTTTTCTGGTGGGATCTCGCATGGATGGCCACCGGCGAGCCGAAATATCTATTCCGCATCATCAATGTGTTGCACGATGAGCTGGTCTCAACGCAGGATGGAGACAGGTTTTGACGTACGTCAAGGAGCCGTTCAAACGGGCGCCCGTGAGCACCAAACGCCGACGTGCATTCATACTTACGCCATTGGACAATAACAGGCGTATATCCAATCCGGTGCAGGCAACACTCGCCAATACAGCCAGCTCTTGGCAGCGCATTCAGGACGAGACGCCGACGTTGAGGCGTCTTTACGAATACCTCAACGGCGGTACGGCTGGATCGGCTGCAGCGGTTGAAACACCGGAGGCGGAGCATATACCGGTGCCGGCGCTACCGGGGCGCTGAAGTAGTCGAAATTGCCAATACGCTGCTGGGTCTGGCCATTGTTCCAATAGGTGTTGTTGCCCACGCTATTGCCCTGCAGGCCATTGGAGCAATAGATCTGCTGGCCGATGGTCTGGCAGGTGGTCTGAGCCTGCACGCTGGTACTGAAAGCAAGCGCGGCCGCAAGCAATATCAATGACTTAAGCATAGTCTTCTCCTTTTTTAAACGTCGTTTTTGGCCAAACGAATCTCCCATCAGGGGCGGGAATTGGTGCTTCAATTTCAGCAATTGCCTCCAATTTGAAATCGGAAAGATCTTTGCATTGCCGGTCCAAAATGAAGGCGCTGGCGTCGCGTTCATTGTCGAATGTTGCTTCATGCAGTTCGTGGTACGTCACACGGAAAATTGTCATGGCTCCAACTCTTGGCCAGAGGATCAGCTTTCGACGGCGTAGCGGCAGCCTTCATCGATGAGCAGAAGGCGCTCACCAGGATTAAGCTCAGGCTTGCCTAGCTCGATCTCCCCGTCTTCAATCTTCTCGCGTATGGCGCGCTCCAGCTCAGAGACGCTGAGATCATCCATCCCTTGGCCCTTGTAGTAATCGCAAGCCTTCGTGAAGTTGACGAAATGTGATGTTCCCGTGCGCATGTGATTGCTCCTTCTGATGTCCTAAAGATACTCTTAGGATATCGTTAGTTCAAGAGATATCTTTAAGATAGTTCGGCAATATCCTTGCGTTGTTTGGTCATTTCAAGCAAGACAGTGCCCCTGATACCAGTTTGCATTGCGTCAGAATAAGCATTGCAACACAAGGGCTTGTAAGTTTGCCGTTGACAGTGGATAACCCGCCACGCAATCATCTTCCGCGCGCATTCTCATACGGTTCAACGAACCTCTGAGGCTTATACCTTGTCCATCCCCATCACCGACAGGCTCACCGCAGCCATAAGACTGGCAGAGCAGTCCATCGAGATGGCCCAATACCAGGCAGATCACAGGAACTGGAAAGAGGTTCTCAGAGTCCTGCAGGATGCAAGGGACGAGCTGGGCAAGCCTCCTACGCTCATCATTGACCGCACATCAGATGAATTAGTTCCAGCGGTATTTGTCGAACGTATCTCACCACCCAAAATCGACGGCCGCACCAAAGAGGCAAGAGCCCTCAAGGCTGCACAATGAGTGCACTGCCAGTCCGACAAGACAAGTTCGCTCGCGAGTACGTCAAGACAGGCAATGGCGCTCTGGCAGCTCGCAAGGCTGGCTACTCAGCCAAGTCAGGTGCAGACAGTGTGCAAGGCACAAGGTTGCTAGCCAACGCTAAGGTGTCAGCAGAGATCGCAGCTCATCGCCGGCGCCTGCAAGAACGCCTCGACATATCCAAAGAGACACTCATCAACAATGCTGCTCACATTGCAGAGCAAGCCTCAGTCGACCAGCAATACGGACCAGCCATCAAGGCAACAGAGCTGATCCTAAAGGCTCAAGGCTACCTGGTAGAGAGATCGATGAATGTCTCAGTTGATGTGACACAGAGCCACTTGGATGCATTGCAGGCATACACAGACCAGCGGATAGACAGAGCAGTCAATGACATCAGAGCCGAGGTGAAGAGGGAAGCAGGGCAAGTGCTCGCCTCCTCCATCACCGATGTGATTGATGATGCTGTCTAACCCATTGATGTTGCTACGTTGTTCACCATCATTTGTCATAATGCACATTATGCGATCACTAACGTACGATGAGACAACCAACGAGAGCGTGAGCTAAGTCATTGATGTCATTGGGTTATCCGCCTGGCGCCGGGCCACAGCTCGCGAGGCCCCCCCGGATGCGGTGACCACCGGAGGGTGCGGCTGCCGATGCAGCACCCTCCCATTCTGTGGAGAAATTTAGGAAAATTATTAGAAATCAGATAGATAGGGGTGGGTGGATGGATAAAGAGCTTGAGGCCTTGGGGTTGGCGGTCAGGGATTATGACTGGCACCGGGTAAGGTTGGCGCTGGAGGCATTGAAGGCGTCTTTGGTGAGCACTCCGAGTGAGGGGAATCATCCCCAGGACGGGGCGAACATCTCGGAGGAGGAGCTGGGGAAGCAAGGTTATGTCCCTGGCCCGCCGGCGGAAAGTAAGAATGTTGCGCTGGAGGGGGATGAGGCCCCTGACACTGTTTCACAGTGAAACACTCCCTGCTGCCAAGCCTCGGACGCAGTCGCAGCAGGCTGTCGAGATGCGCCAGAAGTTCGACGCCTTCGTGCACCGGTACAGGCACGACCCTGTGGCCTTTGCCGAGGAGGTTCTGAAGGTCGATCTCCTGTCGTGGCAGCGCGAGTTTCTGCGGGCTGTGGCGGCGGGGCGCAAGAGGATCAGCGTCCGGACGGGACATGGAGTAGGCAAGACCGCCGTGTGCGGGATGCTTGTGGTATGGCATCAGACGGTCAGATATCCCCAGAAGACCGTTGTGACGGCCCCAGCGGCTGGACAGCTCTTCGATGCTCTTTATCCGGAGATCAAGAAATGGTTCAGCCGTCTCCCCGATTTCTGCCGGGTCCTGTTCGAGGTGTTTACGGACAGAATCGTGCTCAAGGCCGAACTGAGGAACAAGATCGAGGAGAGCTTCGTCAGTGCCAAGACTTCCTCGATGGACAGGCCGGAGGCGATGCAAGGTGTCCACTCCGATGGCTTTGTACTGCTGATCTTCGACGAAGCTTCGGGCATACCCGAGGCGGTCTACAGTGCCGCTGCCGGGTCGATGTCGGGCCATAACTGCGTCACCATCCTGATCGGCAATCCGACCCGCAACAGCGGCTTCTTCTTCGACACCCACAACAGCCTCCGCTCCAACTGGCTCACCATGCACGAGTCCTGCGTGGGGAATCGGCTGGTGAGCGCTGATTTCATCGCCGATACCCTCCACCGCTGGGGCGAGGGCAGCACCGAGTACCGGGTAAAGGTCCTGGGCGAGTTCCCGGTGTCCGAATCTGACACCCTCATCTCGGCCGACATCGTTGATGGAGCCATGAACCGTGACGTCGTTCTCGATACCAAGGAAGGCATTGTGTATGGCGTTGATGTCGCCCGATTTGGCGACGACCGCTCGGTCATTTGCAAAAGACAGGGCAACGTTGTCCTGGAGGTCAAGTCCCAACGGGGACTGGATCTTATGGGAACGACGGGTTGGGTCGCCATGGAAGCCAACATGGACCGTCCAAGCGAGATCATGGTGGACAGCATCGGACTGGGTTCAGGCGTTGCGGACCGCCTTCGCGAACTCAAGTTCAATGTCCGCGACGTCAACGTAAGCGAAACCACGGCGATGAACCTGAAGGCCTATCGGCTCCGTGACGAGCTTTGGATCATGGTCAAGGACTGGCTCACCACCCGCGTCTGCCGGCTGCCCAAGGACGACGAGCTGCGCATGGAATTGGTCAGCACGCGCTACAAGTACCATTCGACGGGCAAGTACAAGATCGAGGACAAGGAAGAGATGAAAGCACGCATCCGCAAATCCCCCGACCTCGCGGATGCACTGTGCCTCACGTTCGCCGGCCAGGGAGCCCTGGTCGGCGGACGTGCCCCCGCCTGGATCCCAGGCACCCCATTGAAACGCGGCCTACGAGGAGTTGTCTGATGGCGACCTTCATGACCGGCCTCCTCGGCAACGAATATAACCGCCGCCTGAAACCCTCAAACGTGCCCATCACCGGCGGCGTCCAGCAGGGGCCGGCCACCTACGATGAGGCGACCAAGTTCCTCTGGCAGCAGCCGGAAGAGGACAGGTTCCGCGCCGAAATGGAGCAGCCGCCGCCCTCGCAGGCACCCTACGATGATCCTCTTAAGAAGATTGGCCTCCTTGATCGCGGGCTAGATCCCTCCTTGCTCAAGAACCTTGAGGCCGCCCGCAAGGAACTGAAGCTCACGCCAGAGGAAGACAATCTCTACCAGCGCCATCTTGAAAATCTTTGGGGCTCGGGGGGCGTCGACAATCCCGATGGCAGCAGGTCCTCTCTCTACCAGGCTGTCGTGCCGGGATCGAACGGCTACCACAATATCCCCACCGTCTGGGGGGGCAAGATCCTGCCGATCGAGCAGGCCCTGCAAAGAGCGCAGCCCCTCGATCAGTTCCCGGCCTACAAAACGCCGGAAGAGGCCGACGACCGCTATATGAAGATGCACGATTACATGCAGAAGGACACCGGCGACTACTTTGCCATACGCAGGCCCCAACCCCTTACCGGACTACTAGGAGACAGATGATGAGTGCCAACAACATCACCACCGAGAAGATGAACACCGCCGGCTTCCAGACCGGAGGCTACAAGGCCCCCAAGAGCGAGGGCGGCGGCAAGCACACGCCCACCCGAGCGATCATCGACAACTCGGGCCATACGGCGGCGCGGCCGAAGAAGACGGCCACCTACGCCAAGAGCCAGAATAACCCCGGCCTCTACGATCCCAAGAAATGATCGGGGACAGTTCCACCGCCAAGGAAGTCCTTGAGGCTCTTGAAAAGGCCCTTGCGGATTTCCGCAACACCATCGGCACCCTGGAGCAGCGCATCGAGGTCCTTGAGCTGAAGGACCGCGAGCGCCCCCGGACCATGGTCTATCCGAAGGATGGCGGCCCTTTGCGCGCTGCAACTCCGAACGACTTCTCCGAGCGTTGGGGCACGACGGCCCGCTGGACGGAGGAGGACTTCCGTAATGCCGTGGAACCCTGAAGAGTTCGGGAAGAAGAACAAGAAGCTGAAGGGTAAAGCCTTGTCGACGGCTGCCGCGCAGGCCTCCGCCATGGTGAGGAAAGGGCTTCCCGAGGGCGAGGCCATTGCCACCGCGAACAAGACAGGCAATCGCCTGATGAAAGGAAAGAAATCATGGCTTGGGTAGACAAGGCAAAGCTCGGCTCGACAATGTCGAAATTCGAGAAGCTCCCGAACAGCGTCGGCAACATGAACGCCGGAGCCACCAACCTCCATCACGCCACCATGGCCCCGATGGGCAATACCAACCCGGTGGGCGCCACCAAGGGCAACGGCCCCGGCTTCGGCAATCCCACAGCGGGAGGTCTCGGAGGGAAGGTCAGTTCCGCCGTCCAAAGTCCTGCCCAGCACGCCGCGACCGTCAAGGCCGGCAAGATGAGCGGCATCAAGCGCCGGAAGATGTTCTGATGGCCAACATCCTCACCACCAAGGCAGTGACGGCAACGGCCACCTCGCTCGCCGTCCTCCTGCTCGCGGCCAACCGGGGACGTCAATACCTCAACGTCTCTCTCCCCGTGGCCAGCACCCTCTTCGTCGGTGGTCCGGGCGTCACCACCACGGGAGCCGGCACCGGCTTTGCCGTCACCTCCGCCATCCCCTTCGTGATGCAGGCCGGCAACGATATCGGCGGCGTGGGAATCTACCAGGGCGACCTCTGGGGCGTCGCCACCGCCGTCTGCACCGCCACCATCGTGGAAGCCTCGACCTAAATGTACGACGCCCACATCCGTGCTTGGAAACGCCATCTCGAACGCATCGAGATGAAGACGCTTTTAGCGTCGAAGTTCCGCGTCACGGATGACTGGCGTCACCAATGGAATGCCATCGAAGCGCGCCGCAAGGCCATGACGGAGCGCAAATGGCTGACATGAAGTTCCAGATGCGCCAGGTCGGCCAGGGCAACTACGAACTCCCCGGCGACCCCGGCAAGTCGAACTCCGGCGCCGAAGGCCTCCCGAAGGGCGTCGGCGTCTCGAACCGCGCCGCGACCGGCCGAAAACGCATGGACGACTACGAATACGGCGTCCAGGTCCACGGCACGATCAGCGACGCCATGCTGTTCATCGACGGCTACATTGCCCCCGACCGCGCGCTCGCACAGGCCTACTACCTCGGACGCCTGTTCGGCAACGAGGAGGAAGGCCGCTCCGAAGTCGTGATGACCGAGGTCCGCGATTCCGTCCTCGCCATGATCCCCGATCTTCTGAGGATCTTTACCCAGGCCCAGACCATCGTGCAGTTCATCCCGAACAGCAAGAAGAGCGTCGAGCAGGCCGATCAAGCGACCGACTACGTCAACCACATCTTCTGGAACGATAACCCAGGCTTCGAGATCTTCCACAATTGCCTGAAGGACGCCCTCACGGTGAAGACCGGCGTCATCAAATGGCACTGGTCCGACGACATCCAGATCAGCGAAGCGGATTACTCGGGAATCTCCCACGACCAGCTCATGCTCCTGCAGAGGGAAGAAGATGTCGAAATCCTCGAAGCCGAACCCGTCACCAAAACAGCCGCCGTCGAGATGGGGGGAAACGTCATCGTCCCCGCCGAGGTCGTCTATGACGTCCGCATCCGACGCGAGAGGAAGAAACAGCGCGTGGTCTTGGAATGCGTCCCTCCAGAGGAGTTCCTCATCGACCGAGAGACGCGTGATCTGGACACATCTCGTTACATCGGTCACCGGAGTCTGAAGACTGTCTCCGACCTCGTCGATATGGGATATGACCCCGATGACATCGAAAGCATCACCAACTCCGATGATTCCTACTACCTCACCAACCTTGAGGCGATTACGCGCAATCCTGCTGTCAACATCTTCTCGCGTGATACCGGTCCCAATTCCGCGCTCAAGCGTTTCGTATACGTCGAGTCGTGGATACGAGTGGACCGGGACGGCGACGGAATTGCTGAACTCCGCCACGTCTGCTCCATCGGCCCGCACATCCTCTTCGACGAAGTTGCTGACGAAATCCCCTTTGCCGTCTTCTGCCCCGACCCGACCCCCCACCTCCTCATAGGCCAGTCGGTCGCCGACCAGACGATGGACCTGCAGCTCATCAAGAGCAGCGTCACGCGCGACCTCCTGGACAGCCTCAAGCAGAGCATCAACCCGAGGACGGTAGTCGTGGAGGGACAGGTCAACCTCGACGACGTCCTGAACAATGAGATCGGCAACGTCATCCGCGCCCGCCAGCCCGGCATGGTGCAGCCGCTCGAAACTCCATTCCAGGGCCAGTACGCTCTGCCGGTCATCCAGTACCTCGACAACGTCAAGGAACGCCGCACGGGAATCTCCGACGCCGCCGCCGGCCTCGACCCCGACGCCCTGCAGAGTGCCACCCCGAACGCGGTGAACAACACCATCCAGGCCGGACAGGGCCGTAAGGAGATGGTGGCCAGGCTCTTTGCAGACAACGGCATGAAGCGCCTGATGAAGGGCATCTACCGCATGGTGGTCAGGCATCAGGACAAGCCAAGGATCATCAGGCTCAGGGATCAGTTCGTCGAGATGGACCCCCGCTTCTGGGACTCCGACCTCGACTGCGTGCCCAATGTCGCCCTCGGTCGTGGCTCCGACATGCAGAGCCTCACCTTCCTCGCCCAGATCAAGCAGACGCAGGAAGCCATCATCCAGATGCTTGGTCCGACGAATCCGCTGGTTCCCGTCGAGAAATATCGGGAAACTCTCTCCGAAATGTGCCACCTCGCGGGCTTCAAGGACGAGACGAAGTTCTTTGCCGACGTCACCGGCCAGGACCTGATGCAGCACGTCGCCCAGCAGCCGCAGAAGCAGGACCCGACCATGATGCTGGCCGAGATCGAGAAGCAGAAGGTCGCCGTGCAGCAGGCCAAGCAGCAGGCCGACGCCGCTTACGACCAGGGCAAGCTCCAGTCGGATCACGCCCAGGCCATGATGAGGATGCGCCTCGACGCCGCCGTGAAGCTCGCCACTGCCCAGATCGCCGCCACCGGTTCGTTCAACGAAACCCAGCTGGAAGCCCTGATCTCCCATGACGAGGCGATCAGCACCGCTCATATCCAGGCGGCCGTCGATCATCACGCCAACCTGATGCAGACCGCCGTCGACCACGGAGGCAACGCCATGGATGCCGCCGCCCAGATCGCCCAGGCCCATATTGCAGCTAACGCCCCGCAGGCCGCCCAATGAGTGACATCGAATTCATCTCCAATGTCCAGACGCTCGCCACCAATGGCACGCTGATCGAGCTGCTGCGTCGCCTCGAAGAGGATGCTGTCACCCAGTGGAAAATTGGCGCCGATGCCGAAGAGCGTGAGGAATGTTGGCATGTCATGAATGCCATCCAATTCCTCAGGAACAAGATCGAATCTCTAGGCAGTCAAGACAAGGTCCAGGAATGGCTCAACCGCCGGATCGCAAGGAGAGTCTGATGGCCGAACCCCAGACACAGTCCGAGGATCTGTCCATCGCCGAAGCTACGAATGCCTTTGACGGCCTGCTTGCCCGCGAAGAGGGAGACATCGAGCAGACAGACGAAGGAGAGGCTGCGCCTAAGAAGACGCAGGAGGCCTCCGAACCGCCCGAGACGCCGGCCAAGGTTGAAGAACCTGCCGAAGGCGAGGAAGAGGAGACGACTGAGCAGGAAGCAGAGCCCGAAGAAGAGCCCGAAGAGCAGCCGCTTTACACCGTCAAGGTCGACGGTAAGGAACAGCAGGTCGCGCTCGAAGAGCTTCAGAGAGGCTATTCCGGCCAGAAGTGGATCAGTCAGCGTAGTCAGGCGCTTTCGGCGGAGAAGAAAGCCTTCGAGGCCGAGGCGGCTGCGGTGAAGCAGGAACGCGCCCAATACGCCCAGGTTCTGGGGCAACTCGCCAAGCAGTTGGAAACCAACGGTGAAGCGGAGCCCGACTGGGAGAAGTTGCGCGCCGAAGACGAGTTCAAGTTCGTGGTCGAGAGACAGGCCTGGACGCTCAAGCAGGAGAAGCTCAACGCCGTCAAGGCAGAGCAGTCTCGCGTGCAGGCCCTGCAGCAGCAGGAGACGGAAAAGGAACGTGGTCGGAAGATCGTCGAGGAAAACGACAAGGTTCTCGGCTTCATTCCGTCATGGAAGGACGAGGCAACTCGAAAGAAGGACGTGGCAGATCTCAGGGCCTTCGCTCTCAAGGGCGGATGGACCAACGAAGAGATCGACAATGCGACCGATGCCAGGGCCGTTCGGGCACTCTTTGCCGAATACACCCTGAGCAAGATCGTGAATGCCGAGCGTCCGCGCCCCGTTACCCGTGGTCCCCGTTCAGCCTCTCCCGGTGCAGGTTCGTCCACCCCTGGCCGTCAAGTCGAACTCACCCGCGACAAACAGCGTCTCGCCCAGACCGGCCGTGTCGAGGACGCGGCCGATATCTTCAACAAAGCGGGGATCTGGGAATGATCCCCCTGGAGCGAGAATTTAAATGGCAATCGTCACCAACACGATCACCCGCTACGACTATACCAAGTCGGTGCGCGAGGATCTCTCCGACATCATCTACAACATCAGTCCGGTAGACGTCCCCTTCCAGAGCAACATCGGACGCGACAAGGCCTCCCAGACCTTCACGGAATGGCAGACCGACACTCTTGCTGCGGCGGTAACCACCAACGCGCAGCTCGAAGGCGACGACATCGTCTCCACCACGGATACTCGTGCAGCGACCAACCGCGTCGGCAACTACACCCAGATCAGCCGCAAGATCGTCTCGGTCACGGGCACCCTCGAAGCCGCCAACAAGGCGGGCATGAGGTCCGCGAAAGCCTACAACCTCGCGAAAGCGGCCAACGAGCTGAAGCGTGACCTCGAAAGCACGCTGACCGGCACGCAGGCGGCAGTCGTGGGCAACAACACCGTGGCTCGCCAGACGGCGGGCTTGGGTGCGTGGATCATCACCAACTACATCAACGGCAACAACACCGCAGGCGGTGCGCCCACGATGTCGTCCGGTTCCGACGGCTATCCGCAGACGGCGGCGGTCGCTACGACTGCCCGTACGGCCACGGAAACCGTGCTGAAGAGCGCGATTTCCAAGGTGTGGACGCAGGGCGGCAGCCCGGACTTCGCCATGACGGGTCCGTTCAACAAGACGGTCATCTCGGCCTTCTCCGGCATCGCCACGCGCTTCCGTGACGTTCCCGCCGGCCGGCAGGCCCAGATCATCGGCGCGGCGGACGTCTACGTGTCCGACTTCGGCACGATTTCCATCGTCCCGAACCGCTTCCAGCCGGAAACCCAGATCTACCTGGTCGACAAGAGCATGGCGGGGGTCAGCTACCTCCGGCCGTTCCAGAGCGTTCCGATGGCCAAGACCGGCGACGCGGACAAGACGATGTTGATCGTCGAATACGCGCTGAAAGTCCGAAACCAGCGGGCGTTTGCCAACATCTCCGATTGTACTACGGCCTAACTGTTGAGGGAAAACTTCCGGGCGGCGAACTCCACGCAACCGTCGCCCCCTTTTTCAAATGAAGATGATCCTGGACCACGACCCGGTGACGGGAATCTCCCACTGGGTCGACACCGACGAGAGCACCGGCATCACGACCTATGGCGCCGACCAGGAGGTCGCGCCCATCCTCGAAGCCAACAAGCAGGACTACAACGAGAGCCACGGAAAGTGGGGCGAGTGGACCCGCGTCGGCTCGATCCCGATGACTCTGTGGATGCAGTGGTACGAAGAGGGGATCATCAGCGACCAGAAGGAACTCAAGAAGCGTCTCAACGACATCGGCTTTCGCAACCTCAGGACCAGACCGGGGAATCTATGAAAATCGGCATTGTCAGCCCCGCAAGGGATATCGTGGACACCGGCTTCTCGTTCGATGCCCAGAACATGATAGGTTATACCTGCGCCCATCATCCCGAACTGACGCTCGGCTCGTTCGTCTCCAAGGGCACCATGATCTTCAACCAGAGAATAGACCTTGTCCGCGAAGCGATGAGTGAGGGCTGCGAGTGGATCTTCTGGCTCGACACCGACATGCGCTTCCCCAAGGACGCGCTGGTGAGACTCCTCGCCCACAAGAAGGACATCGTGGCCGCGAATTACGTGACGCGCCAGGTGCCTCCCGAGCCCGTCTCCTTCCAGCTCACTGACGACGGCAAGCTATGGCGCCGCGTTCCGACGCTGGCTGCCTCCACGGGCCTTGAGAAGGTCACGGGCGCCCCGATGGGCTGCATGCTGACCTCGGCCGCCGTCTTCAAGAAGATGGACAAGCCTGACGTGCCGATGTTCTGGTTCCAGTACAGCACGAAGAACCACACGACCCTCGGGGAAGACATCTACTTCTGCATCAATGCCGGCCGCTACGGCTTCGACATCTTCATCGACCATGACCTCTCCAAACAGGTCCGCCATGTCGGCATCTTCGAGTTCGGTCACGAGCATGTAGACGAGAACCAGGCCCTTTCCATGCGGGCAGAAATAGACGCCGCCATCGTCACCGACCTGCACAAGGCTCCGGAAGACAGGAAACCCGTTGCTCCCACTCCGCGCTATATCGGCGCCGAGGGCGTACACAAAGCCTTCGTGAGCGAAGAAATCAAGATTCCGGAAAACACCAAGATTCCACTTGAAGTGCATCAGGAACTCGTTCGGCGGAAGATTGCCGAGGTAGGCGGCTGATGCAACCAAGCTATTATCTCACAAAGCGGGAGATTGAGGCGATCATTGCGGATGTCGAAGCGAAACAGCGCGCCTATGAGATGTCGGGCGCTGCGTTGGCTCAACGCCTCTCGCATTGCTCATGCTGTGCGCGTCCTCTGAGTCGGCTCTGCACTGTTCCAACCGAATGCGATGAGTGCAGGAGTATGTGATGGCTCTTGATGGGACTTACACTGGGCTAAAAGCTTCTGTGGCGGATTGGTTAAATAGACAAGATTTGAGCGCCCAGATTCCCGACTTCATCACCATCGGTGAAGCGCGGATGAACCGCAAACTGCGGGTCCTTCAGATGGAAACCCTGTCTGACGGAACCTCTTCAGATGGCCTTGTTGCCGTGCCCTCGGACTGGCTTGAAACGCGCACATTCAGGCTGGAAGACCCCACGGCAGGCCAGCAGATCCTCGAATATGTCGGTGAGGAAGAGTTCGACCAGCTTGAGGCGAGCGGCCTCACCAGCACGACCCGCTACTACACCATCATCAACGGGGCGTTTCAGGTGCTTCCCGTCCCGACTGCTGCTGTCAGCTACGACCTCCGCTACTATGCCAAGATTCCCGCGCTGTCGGCCAGCAACGCCTCCAACTGGCTGCTGCTGAAATCGCCCGATCTTTACCTCTATTCGGCCCTGCTGGGAGCGACTGTCTTCCTGAAGGATGATGACCGTCTTCCCCTCTGGGCCGGAGCCTGGAACGAGATCACCGAAGACATGAAGATGGAGAGCGAGCGGGCCAAGCGCCCGACGACCCGTCTCCGCACCGTGAAGAGCACCTACGGATGAGCGTCGTGTACTCCCTGACCACCAAGAATGCCAGGATGCAGCTTGTCGCCAACCTGATCCAGACCATGGTGCTTGGCACGAGCGCGCTTTCCGGGGCGACGGGAGTGCTGGCAACGGTTAACCTCGGTGCCACGACCGTCTCGGGCGGCATCCTGACCCTTACGAGCGTGCCCATCACGACCACCGGGACTGCTACCGGAACTGCCTCCAAGGCCGAACTGCGTGATGTTTCCGGCAACACTGTTGCGAGCGGTCTTGCCGTGGCGATCACGGGAACGGAAGTCATCATCGCCAACCCGAACATCACGCTGGGCGAGAGCCTGACGGTCAATTCGGGGACGCTCACCCATGGATAGCGTCTGATGGCCACCACCTGGAGCACTTCCAACAAGAGCGCCCATATCACCCTGTCGAACGGTAATTTGACAGCCGTGAACGATGGCAGCGCAGGGCCACCGTTTTCCGGCCGCAGCGATGCATCGATCTCAGGCTCGCAAAAGATCTATTGGGAAACCAAGCTCGATGTCAAAGCCACCACCAACAATGACGCAATCGGGGTTGCCAATTCATCGTGGACTTTCACGGACGCCAGTTTTATCGGCGGCGATACCTTCTCGCTCGGTTATTACCCGACAGGTCAGGTTTTCGTGAACTTCGCAACGCTGGCCACGATAGCCACCTTTGCGCAGGGTGCTATTATCGGCCAGGCCATGGATCGCGGGGCAGATAAAATCTGGTACACGCTCGACGGCCTGACATGGAACAATGCCGTCCTTGCCCTGCAAAATCCCGTGGGTGTGATAGGCGGCATCACGACGGGAATCACCGGCAATCTGTTTCCCTCATACGAAACATGGCAGGACTCCGGCGTTTCCGGTCAATGGACCGCCGATTTCGGGGCAACGACTTTCGTCTACGCGACGATTTTCGCGACCCTTCAGGCTGCGGGATATGCGGCCTTCGACGGCAGCGACACGCTCTTTGGCCAGGCGGTGATGTGATGAGAAGCAAGCGCGACCAGACAGGCGAGATCCTGATCGACCACACCTTCAGCCCCGGCATCACACCGGAATGGGCCGCCGCGAACGGTGCCGGAGTGGCTGTCGCCGGCGGCAAGAAATGGGAGAGCGCCGTCAAGGCCTGTTCTCATTGCGGGGCCGATGTTTACCTCAACCCCCAGCGCACGCGCGCACGCGAATGGTGCATGGGCTGCGACAGATACATATGCGATGCCTGCGGGTATCTCAAAAAGCTCGGACGGCCCTGCAAGACATTGCAGCAACAGCTTGAAGAGGCATTCAACGAAACCCAGACAATAAGGAGCTTCTGATGGGTACTTCAGCTTTCGCCGTGGGCACGTTCTCCACGGGCACGGGAACGGCCAGCGGGTCGAACCTGACCAATGGTTCGTACATGGCCCTGCAGGGTGGCACGACCACGCAGGTCAACTTCATCGAGGAAGTCTATATCGGCGGTCAGGCCACGGCCTCGGCGCCGATGATTATGCTGCTCGGTCGCGATTCCACCGTCATGGGTGGTCCGGCCGCTCTTGCCACGCCCAACTCAAACGGCCTGCTCAATCCCTCGGGCGCGGTGGTCACGACCGTCGCGGTCGCCGCCATCTCGGCAACCACCGTAGCCGTCCGCTCAAGCGCGCTCACGCTGTCTCTGAAGAACTTCACCTTCAACGGCTTTGGGGGCATCGTGAAAGCGAGCTACCAGAACACGCAGGATCGCTTCGGCATCCTGGGCAACACGGCGAGCTTGGGTGAACTCTCGCTCAGTGCCTTCACCGGCACGACCTCCGGTTCGGTGGGCGCCCACTTCATCTACGAGACGATGTGATGGCCGACCAACCAGCACTGGGGAACGTTCACTATCCCAAGGCAGGCTATCTCTACCTGCTGAACCGGCTTCAGAAGGCGGATGAGGACATCATGTGCCTGATTAACATCTGCGTCGCCAAGGACCAGAAGATCGCTGAGCTGGAGGCGAAGCTCATCGTGCCTCCGGACGAAGCCGTGAGCAATCAGGCGCAGAACAAATATGCGTCTTCTTATCAGAACAACGTGTCGAACCTGAAGCCATGAAGATCGTGGTCATCATCCCGAGCCGCACGGCTCCTTTCAAGCTTCAGGAAATGCTGCACGAGGCGCGGCGTCTGGAGTCGGGAAGGCATGACGTCCGCTATGTGGTGGGGATCGACCACGACGACGAAAACACGCTGGCCATGGGCACTATGCTGCGCCTTCAGTCCGACAGGTACAGCTATCGCGTGTTCAAGCGCATGTCTTCGCTTGGAGCCATGAGCAACATCATCGCCGGAGAGAACCCGGCCGATTGCTATTGCTCGCTGGGTAACGACGCGGAGATCATGACCTACGACTGGGACGAGGCCATCCACAAGGCATGGTCGGCACGGCCGGATGGCGTGTTCTGGTGGCATGGCTGCGAATGCCCGATTGTCTCAGACCGCTGGTTCAAGGCGGCAGGCTATCTCTATACCGACCTCTTTCCCTTCTGGTGGGACGACAACTGGCTGATCCAATTGTGGGCGATGGCCAGCGACGGGCCTCAACTGTTCATTGAGGCGACGCTTGCGGACAGGCCGCTGGCAACGCTCAGGATGCGCGATCTGCGGTTCTGGACCGAGTTCTATGGAGCGATGAAGCCGGAGCGCCAGAGGGAAGCGGCACGGATTGCAACCGCCCTCGGTTGGCCTGTCGGGTCGCTGGAGGACGAGACGGGAGACGTGAAGGATCATTTCTGGAAGATGATCGACAGTGTCGAGAAGGGACAGGGCGAGAGGGGACCGCCGACGCCTGAATATCTCAGGGCCTTCGAGCGCGCCCAGAGCATGGTGGCCTGATGGCAACGGTCTTCCGTGATCCTGTCGTTACCAACAATCGTCCGAAGATCGACGCGACGCATCTGCGTCAGTTCGTTTCTGCGGGGCTTGCGCTTCTTACGGCGGTCGCCCTGCCGGTCGGACAGGCCCGGCACACCAATGTCGGCTTCGACATCCCCAATCCGAAGTTCAAGGTCGACAGCCCGATAGCGCGCGACCGGCAGCGGATCAACGATCTTCCCCGTCAGCTCGCCCAGACGCTTCCGTTCAATCAGGCTCAATGGCCGCTTGCTAGGCTACGTCTGCCTGCAACGCCCGAGACGCCCTATCTCAACATAGCGACCATCCGGACGGTCATTGTTACGACGGCGCCGTTCTACCAGACCGACTGGCCGCTGCCGAAGAAGGGCGCGCTGGATCTGCCCGATGCGTCTTGGGAAGCGCCTCTGACGTTGATAGCGCCCAAGCCATTCCTTCAGTCGGATTGGTTCGTTCCACAGAAATTCCGGCCTGATCCTCCCGATGCGACATGGTCGGAATCGCTGGCGCTTACATTTACGGGCCAGCCATTCGTCCAATCGAATTGGCCGCTACCACAAAAGTTCCGTCCCGATCCTCCGGATGTCACCTACAGCGAGTCCCTGGCGCTTTCCTTCGGCGGCCAGCCGTTCGCTCTGCGTGAGTGGCCGCTTCCAAGGCGCGCCAGGAATGCGCCCGATAGCCAAGTCCAGAACATCGCGGCGCTGCGGACGGTCATCGTTTCCACCAAGCCCTTCGTGCAACTGGGGTGGGATCTCCCGCGCCGCATCGACAGCCCGCTCGCAAGAGACAGGCAACGGCAGAATGATCTCGCAAGACAGACGGCAGTTACGCTACCCGCGCGGCCCTACGACTGGCCGATCCCGAAAGGCCGGCGCGCGAAGATACCCGACACGCTCTACGGCACGCCCCAGCAGCTCAAGGTCATCGCCTCGACCACTATCACGTTGGCAGCGACGGAGCCTCAAGATACGGCGGCATTCAACTTCTCGTTCTGGAGGGTGGAACCGATCCCGCCCGATGGATGGACGCCGGAAGCTATCGGGGGCGGCTCCAGGGAAGCGCTGCAATTCGTCACCAACAGCGGCTCGGCAATACGGTTCGTCAATAATGGCGGCGGCGAAATCGTATTTTCCGGGAATGCGACGTCTGCATGGACGCCCGTCCCGTTCACGGCGGCAGGATGGATTCGCGAATTTGTTCCCGGCGCCGGTCCGATCCTGCAATTCATCAGCGATGATGGAACCCTCATAATGTTCGTTAACGATCTCGGTGAGGAAATCTTCTTTACCGCCGATCAGGTCGACATCTGGAATGCCGAAGCCGTCGCCTCCGACACATGGACGAAGCGCAATGGTTGAACCTTTCTATATCCTCCGTACCAATGTGCGCTCCTTTCAGTCGCATATTCCGTTGAAGGCATGGACCGCTAACGCTTCCAATGAAGCCCGCGCACAGGGAGCGAAATACGGCCGCGTCTCGACCCATCCCTCCACCGGGGAAGTCGTGTTCGAGGCATGGAAGGAAGAGCATCCGGAGACGGGCGAGCCGCGCTGGCAGGAGACAGTAAATGGCTAACAGTTTTACGGCCAACCTCAACCTTGAAAAGCCCGAGGTCGGCGCCGACTCCAATCTCTGGGGCGGACATATCAATAGCGACCTCGACGTGCTGGACTCGATCTTTACGACGGCGACGACGCGGCCGATTGCCTCCCAGATCCTGTCAAGCACCAGAATCCTCGATTCTGCGACGACCACCAAGTCCATCCTGCTGGTTCTCTCCGGCATCACGACAACGACGGGACGCAATCTTACGGTTCAGGATGCCGACGGGACGCTCGCCTATACGGCCCAGATTGCGACCTCGACAGCCGCCTCGGCAACGACCGGACAGATCGCTGCTGCAACGGCAACCTTGGTTGCCCTTCTTGCGGCATCCGCTTTCACCAGCACGGCGGTGACGGGCGTCACGACTACGGCAGGCGATAACAGCACGAAGTTCGCCACGACCGCCTATGCCGACCGCGTCGGTGTGCAGCAGCGCGTGACGACAGAAACGGGAGCCTTTGCGACGGGTTCCACGGCAATGCCCTATGATGACACGATCCCACAGAGCACTGAGGGCGACCAGTATATGTCGCTCGCCATCACACCCAGGAGTGCGACGAGCAAGCTCACGATTGAGGTTGTCTTCAATTATGCAGTCAGCACTAGCGCTGGCACGGTCATCGCCTTGTTTCAGGATTCGACCGCCAACGCGCTGATGGCCGTGCCGGGCCCCATATCCAGCCAGGGCGTGCAGAGCGTTTCCTTCAGCCACACAATGACCTCGGGAACGACTTCATCGACCACCTTCAAGGTGAGAGCTGGAAGTAACGATGCGTCGGCCATCTACTTCAACGGACTAAGTGCGGCCCGTCTGCTTGGCGGCGTCATGGGGTCTTCCATCACCATCACGGAGGTGGGTTTCTGATGCCCCTCGTTCCTATCCAGCTTCTCGCCGGTCTTGAGGACCGCTTTTGGCCAAAGGTAAGCCGTCTTGGTCACAAGAACGATTGCTGGCATTGGCGTGGATGGAAGAACGAAGATGGATATGGTTTTATAGCCAAGGGTCGCGGGGATGCGACACCCATGCTGGCCCATCGCGTTTCATGGCTCGTCCACAACAAGCCAAAGTCGCTTACGTCAAAACAATGCGTGATGCATTCTTGCGATAATCCGGGCTGCGTTAATCCTAATCATTTGAGGATTGGCACGCAGGCGGAAAATACTGCTGATCGCCATAGCAAAGATCGAACAGCGAGAGGCGAACGCCTTAATCGTGGTGTCCTTAATGAAGACCTCGTGCGAAAGATCAGGCAGGAAGCAAGTCGAGCCTATACTGCTCTCGGGAAGAAATACGGATGTTCTCGGGCGACTATTAGGCAAGTTGTTCAGGGCAAGACGTGGAGACACGTATGTTAGTGCCAATCCAACTGCCGCCGGGTCTTGAAAGAAATAATACAAGCTACGAGACGCTGGATCATTACTGGGACTCGAACCTCGTACGCTGGCAGTCGGGGTCCATTGTTCCCGTGGGAGGCTGGAGCAGGCTGACGGCCACCCCGCTGAACGGAGCGATCCGGAAGATCCACGTCTATCGCGACAACGCCGACCAACGCCATATCCTGGTGGGCGCTGATACCAAGCTCTATGAGGACAATGGCTCAAGCTATACTGACATCACCCCTGCGGCCTTCGTTCCGCTCGATACTCCCGGCGTCGGCGGCTATGGAACGCTGACTTATGGCTCGTCGACCTGGGGCACGCCCCGCTCAGGCGCTTCCGGAATCTTCTCTCCCTATTCCTATTGGACGATGGACAACTGGGGACAGGACGTGATCCTCACGGCCAACAGCGACGGACGGATTTTCTATTATTCGACGGCCACGTCGACGGTCGCCCCTGCTGTCGTCACCACTGCGCCAACCGGAAACAACGGTGTCGCCGTCACCCCCGAGCGCCATGTGATTGCCTTCGGGCAGGTCGGATCAAGCGGCTCGGTGTTCCGAGTGGCGTGGTGTTCGCGCGAGGATTATACCGACTGGAACTTCGCCAGCACGACCAACACGGCGGGCTTCCAGGACCTCGACGCCCATTCCCCCTTGATCGCGGCGCCGCAGGTTCGCGAAGGCCATCTGATCTTCTCGCGCTCCGATGTCTATCTCATGCAGTACGTGGGGCAGCCCTTCATCTTCGGCTTCACATGGCTTGCGACGGCGGCGATGATGCATCCTGCCTCCATTATTCCCTTCAACGGCCGGGCGGCATGGCTCAGTCGCAGCGGCTTTCAGCTCTATAATGGCGGCGTTATCAGCGACCTCCCATGTCCCATCCTGAACGACATCTTTGCGGAGATGGACCCGACCTATGGGCAGTTCCGCATTCATGGCGCGCTGAACGGGAAGTTTCCGGAACTCTGGTGGTTTTATCCGACCCGAGGAAACACGGAGGCCAATCGCTACGTGATCTGGAATTACGACGAGAACTGGTTCGCCTGGGGGATGCTGACCCGCTCTGCGATGTCGTCGGCCATTACCGACGTGGCTCCCTTCATGGGTTCCACCGATGGCAACATCTACCAGCATGACGCGGCGGATCAATGGACGAACGCGGGCAATCCGAGGTTCCAGGACATCTTCATCGAAACAGGAGCCCTGGGAGTGAGTGACCGTATCGTGGACATAAACCAGCTTCAGGCGGCAACGGGCGATGGTGCGACAGTACTCAGCGTCACGGCCTTTGCCCAATACACTCCCGAAGGAGCGGTGAATACGTTCGGTCCCTATACGCCCCGCAGCGATGGCTACTGTGATACGCGCATCTCGGGCCGGAATGTCCGCTTCCGCTGGCAGCCGACCGCTGATGGCATGTGGGGCATTGGAACCGTGCGAGTCGATATCCCGCAGGCGCAGGGAACGGGAGCCAAGCGATGAACATTCGGTTCCCTGCCTTCGCTCAAGATCGTTTTGGCCAGCAACTGCAGCAGGCTTTCCAGACCGTCTCGACTGCGTTTCAGAGCGTGGTATCGAAGGACGAAGGCTCCGAGCGTGTCCTGCTCCGTTCACCGAATGGGACGATCTATGCGATCACAACCAGCGATGCGGGTGTACTTACTACCGCCGCTATCTCAGGCAAGACCCGTGAAATCTAAAGCCCTCACCCCGGACCAGAAGATCGAACGCATCAAGAAGGCGCTGCATTATGCCGGCGACTATCATACGTGGGAGGATGTGCAGGAGGGCCTTGAGGGACGCAGGTTCCAGATCTTCGACAACAGCGACGGATGCATCATCACCGAGATCATCCAGCTTCCGGGCGGACGCTACCTTAATGCCTGGATCGCCGGTGGCAGGCTTCCGGGCATCATGAAGAACGTGCCCGAGATGGAGAAGATCGCGAGGAAGAACGACTGCAAGCAGATGCTGGCCTTCGGGCGCATCGGCTGGGACAGGGTTCTCCCGAAGTACGGATGGAAAAAGATCGGCGTGGTCTACGCCAAGGATGTGAGCAATGCCTAGCAAGCCCGCTGGAAACAGCAATCAGCAGACTTCGTCCACGACGCAGGTCCAGCTTCCCGATTGGGTAAACGCTGCGTCGCAGGGAATCGTCGGTGCCTCCCAGCAATACGCCCAGAACTTGCCTCAATATCAGGTCGCCCCAATCACGCAGGGCGGACAGCAGGACATCCAGGCCCTGCAGAATAATGTCGGCTCGACCAATGCCGCCTATCAGCAGGCGCAGACGGGCACGCAGCAGCAGGCAAACTATAATCCGCAGCAGGTCACGCCGGGCTTCCTGTCGGGCACCGATCTCTCGCCCTACATGAATCCCTACACTCAGAGCGTCATCAACGCGACCATGCCGCTGATCGACCAGCAGCGGCAGATGGCAAACAACCAGAGCGCGGACCTCGCCAGCAAGACCGGGGCATTCGGCGGCAGTCGGCAGGGCGTGCAGGAAGCGGTGAATAACTCACAATCCGCTCTCTATGCCGGGCAGCTTGGCGCGCAACTCAATCAGGCAAACTTCGCGCAGGCTCAAGCTGGAGCGACGGGCGACCTCAATCGCAGCCTGACGGCGCAGCAGTCCAATCAGGCGGCAGGCCTGCAGGGAGCCGGGCTCAATCTCGCTGCCAACCAGCAGATCGGCAACCTTGCGGGACAGGGCCAGAACGCTTTCCTGCAGGGAGCTACGGGCGGTTTAGCAGGTCAGACGCAGTTGCAGCAGCAGCAGCAGGCGGTGTCGAACTCTCCATGGCAGGACGCCCTGCAGCGGATGCAGTTACAGGAGCAGGCCATCGGCTCGGTGCCCTATGGACAGACCCAGACCTCAACGGGAACGGGACCGGGGCCGACCAGCAATCCTTGGCTCACCGGGCTTGGCGCATTAAGTTCCGGCGTCGGCATTGCGGGCGGTATTCAGGGACTGCTTGGAAGTGGTGCCGCTACTGGGGCCGCCGCCTCCGCGGGCATTCCGGCCGGTATAGCATCGGCGGGGATGCTTGCTGGACTTCCGTTCGGAGTATAGGCCATGGCGACTCCTGAACAGATCGAAAAATTCAAGCGCGAGAACTGGCCCCATGCGCTCGCCGTTGCGCAGCAGACCGGCGTGGACCCGCGTATCGTCATGGCGCAGGCGGCGGTTGAAAGTGATTGGGGAAATGCTGCCCCCAACAATAATGTCTTTGGCATCAAGGACTTCAGCGGCAAGGGTTCATCTCAGCCGACGACTGAGGTAATCGACGGAAAGACGGTCAAGGTCGATCAGCCGTTTGCCAAGTATGATAGCCCCGAAGGATCGTTCGGCGGCTATGCGAAGCTCATCGGCAGCAACGAACGGTATCGACCGTTTCGCACGGCTCCCGGCTACGGCGCGCAGATCGCTGAATTAGGCAAGAGTGGCTATGCGACCGATCCCAACTATGCCTCGGTGGTCGACCAGACCGCGAGGAATCTAGACGTTCCGGGCGACGTCAAGCCATCAGTGCTGGCTATGAATGTCTCCGGCGCGGGAGCCGGAGGTGCTGGTGTTGTTGCGCCGACTCCGACGCCCGCCCCGACGTTGACCGCCGGTCTGCCGCCCAGCGCTGCCGCTTCTCTCGGTATCCTAGCCGCCAATTCGCAGCGGCAACAGTACGCCAGCACCATGGGCCAAGCGCAAGCACTGATGGCTGCCGGTGCGCCGACGCAGGTCGCACCACAACGCGCCATTCCGATGCTGCAGGCCAATCGTCCAAGGGCGCAGTTGAATGCGGCCCCGATTATTCCCGGCCTTCGCGGGCTCCTAGGGTGATTTAAATGGCAGGCCTTCTCGACTTCCTCGCAGGCTCCAGCGACCCCAGCACCGCAGATCCCACTACGGGCCTCGTGGATGCGCAGCGCAAGCAGCTTGCCTATGGGATACTGGGACAGACGGGTGCGGCTTTGCTTGCGGCGGGTGCGCCACAGATGCCGGGTTCCGGAGAGCAAGGTCGTGCCTTGGCGCAGTTGGGAAACATTCCCGGCAATCTGGCGCAGCAGCAGTCGCAGATGGTGCAGCAGAACGTGATGGTTCAGCGCGAGCAGGCATTGAAGCGCGAGAATGAACAGAAGACGGAACTGGCGAAATATATGCAGACGCCCGAGTTCCAGGATCAATTGAAGGGCCTGCCGCCAGCCCAGAAGGCTGTCGTGATGGCCGCCGCGAAAGCGGGCGACACAGGATCCATTTTGAAAGCTCTGCAAGAAGCGCAAGTCGCGACGCAGCCGAAGTTTAATTCGGATGGAACGATTTACTTCCCCGCTTCCGGCGACATCATAGACCCGATCCGTGGCACCAAAACGAACGTCAGTAACCTGACCGGCGGAGGACAGCCCCCCGGAGATGGAAGCAACGCGGGGGCTTCTGCAAATGCTCAAGCTGGCCCGACTGGCGATGCGTTCCTAGCAACTGTTTCGCCGGGATATGGAAACTTTCTGAAGAGCGTGGCAGACGGACGTGAGTCTATTTCTCCCATGCTTGCTCGAACTCCTGCCGGACAGAAGATCCTGATGGATCTCAATCGTATGGAGCCGGGCTTCGACCAGACCAACTATCAGGAGCGCCAGAATTTCAGGAAGAGCGTCACATCCGGACCTCTGTTCCAGAATGTTATCCTGCCGGCAAACAAGATGCTGGATCACGCCAATGATTATCTGAACAGTTACGACAAGCTCGGCATGGATAGCGGCGTCACTTCTTACGTCACGAATAATATGAAGTATGCGAACGCCAAGATAAATAGAACGGGCGAATTTCAGGCGGCCGAGTTGAACCTGAACACCTTCAAGAAGGAATTTGAGAAGGTGATGGCCGGGAAGGGACAGCTTACTGACGAGGCTCGCCGGACGATGGATACGCTGTCGCCCACTGCTTCACCGGAAGAGACTTATGCCGTGATCGGCAAGATGGTCCAAATGATGAAGGGGCAGGTCGGTCCTGTCGAGATCCAGAAAGATCAGACCATGGGCAAGTCTATGCCCAAGTCGCTTATTCAGGAACCGGGACAAGCCGTGATGGCTCGCGTTCAGGCCGGACCGCCGGGGCAGCGCGCGCAGCCCGGTGCGGCTCCCGCTCCCGGCGAAACCGCTCCGCCGACGCCGCCCTCAACGACGACTGCCCAAGAGCAGCCGCCGCAAGGACAGCCCGCACTTCCGCCCGGTGCTGATACGAGCAAGTTCGAGTATCGTTATGACCCTGCTCGCGGCGTGTGGCAGCAGAGGCGCAAATAGATGGCCGACTGGGAAGACGTTCCTTCGGCTGGCGGTGGCTGGGAAGACCTTCCGGCGCAACGCCCGTCATGGAGCCAAGCTCCCGGCAACATCCTCAGTGACGTCTCCAAGACCGTGGATGAGATCAAGGCGCTTCCTGGTGCCGCTTTGCGTGCGGGTCAAGCCATCGTCGAGCATCCTGTTGATACGGCCATCGCTGGGGGCAAGGCTGTTGTTGGAGGGTTGGTCAACCAGGGACGTCAGATCGCGGGAGCGCTTACTGGCGGTGCGGTGGGAATGTCGCCTGAAGAATACAATGCGACCGTCGTTCAACCCAGCCGCAAGCAGGCCATCGAGCGGCCATTGTCAACCGTTGCGAACATCGCTTTGCAGGGTTCTCCGGCCGGTGAACTGACGGCCGGGCGGTTGGCGCTCAAGGGTGCCACGGCGACGACGCGCGAGGCCGCGAATATTCCGACGTGGATGCTGGCTGGCGTTGCTCGAAAGTCTTCCAACGAAGCATTAAGAGCCATTTCCGCTGGAGGTCCAGAGGCCGCTGCATTCCGCGCTCAGATGTCGGGCGGCGAAGCGCTGCCTGTTGCGCAAAAGGCGTTGAATGCTGCTGACCAGATCGCGGCGGACAAGAACGCGGCTCATCTTGCCGGCATCCAGAAATGGAATATACCGGGTGGGGTGGCTCCTATATCCGATGTGGATCAAGCATTAGCCAATGCTCACGCGGCCAATAGGGTGCCGAGTACCAACGCAGTTCGCAATACCCAAGCGCAAGCTGCTCTCGATAAAATTACACAAGTCGTAGATCAGCACACGACCATTCCCGCCCAAGGAGGATTTGGCCCGACAAAACTTGCTGGCCTTCCTGTCGCCGACATGGATGCACTCAAGCAAGCCATTGGCGAAGTCATGTACGACAAGAATATGGCTCCTGCGGGTTCGGCCGCCAGGGTTCACGCCGGCAAAATCTACGATGCCGCGAAGGACGCAGTAACTTCCATCAGCCCTGAATATGCGGCGGAGATGGAGCGCAGCCAGGCGCGCATCAGAAATCTCAACGATCTCCGCCAGGAACTCTCGCTCAAGCCCAACGCCAGCAAGGGCACGATCCTGCGCAAGCTACAGAGTGGGATGCGTGAGGATGTCAACAGTGGCTTCAAGGCGCGTGGCCAGATGCTGGATCAGCTCGCCAAGAAAGACCCGACACTCCCAGCGGCCTTGGCCGGACAGGACTTTTCTTCTCCATATCCGCGCGGGCTTTCTAAGTTGTCGTCAATAAGCGAAGGGATGCTCGCGGGAACCATTGGAATTACGCACGGCATAGGTGCGTTACTTCATGCTGCGCCGGTTCTTATTCCTCTTGCGCTTGCCTCCAGTCCGAGGATACAGGGCGAAGCGCGTTCTGCTTTGGGCCTGCTGACTCGTGGCGCGCGCGCTGTAGGCGCAACACAGAAGAACATCGGTCGTGCTGGAGAAGCTGCGCGCGTTGCGGGCCTGCTGGCTGATCCTGACCGCAAGCCGAAGGGACTTCTTAACCCATGACCGTCCCCTACATCTTCGGTACGCTTACGGGGACACCTCCCATTGATGTCCCGGCGTCGGAACTCGATGATAATTTCAGTTACCTGTTGGCTCTGGTGCCGAGCCCGACGACGATTGCCTGCATCACGAATCAGTTGCTAACGACAGGCCAATCGCTGAGTACATTCACCAATGCGGGCGCAGGGGGTGCTGTTACGCTTACCCTGCCGACGCCCACGGCGGGCCTATTGTACACCTTCGTCGTCGCTGCCAACCAGACGCTCACGATTGCTGCCGGAGGTTCTGCGGTGATCGCGTTGGGTGAGGTCACCTCGACGGCCGGCGGCAACATCTCGTCCAGCACATCTTATTCAGCCGTTACCCTGCGGGCAATCTCCTCTTCCGTGTGGGTGGCGCTTTCCATCACTGGCACATGGGCCACAGCATGAAAAAATTCCTCCTTCTCCTGCTGCTTCCCGCCTGCGCATTGGCACAGACAGCGAGTACCTATTACACGGTGCCGACGATTGCCGCCCTCAAGGCGCTTACCACGCGGCCCGGCGTTGTCGAGGTACGGGACAGCAATCCCGGCATTTTCAATTGGTCCACCTCGGCCTGCGGTGCTGCAGACGACATATTCCAGGTGACGCCCACCTCCGGTCCTTCCGGCTGCTACAGCCGCATGGCAGGAACCTATGCCGTCGGAAAGAATGGTAGCACCTCAGTGTTCCTGCGCGGGGATAATACGTGGGCTACCCCGGCCGGCGCCGGAACGGTCACGTCGGCTTCGGTCGCCACCGCCAACGGCTTCGCGGGCACCGTTGCCAATGCCACATCCACGCCCGCGATTAGCATCACCACATCGATCACCGCTCCTGTGTTGAAGGGCGATGGGACCGCCATCGCCGGGGCGACTACGACGGGTTCCGGTTCGACGGTAGTTCTGAACAATGGGCCGACGTTGATCGCGCCTGTTCTGGGCACGCCCGCTTCGGGCAATGCCTCGAACATGACAAGCATCCCCGTCAATCAGGCGACCGGCAATCTCCCTGTAGCCAACCTCGGCAGCGGCACTGCTGCATCGGCCTCCACGTTCTGGCGCGGTGATAACACGTGGGCCACCCCTTCAGGTGGCGGCAACATCTCGAATACTGGCACGCCGACCAACGGTCAACTCGGGGTGTGGACCGCTTCGACAGTCCTTTCCGGCGTCACGCTCGCCGGAGACTGTACGCTAAGTTCGCCCAACATTACCTGCACCAAGACGAGCGGATCCAGCTTTGCGACATCGGCCACGACGGACACGACCAATGCGTCGAACATTTCGAGCGGAACGCTCGGAGCGGCGAGGCTTCCCAGTCCGTCCTCCAGCACGCTGGGAGGCGTCGAGTCGATTGCCGCCGTGTCGCATAAATGGATCAACACCATCTCGACTTCCGGCGTTCCGTCGCTCACGCAGCCCGACATCTCCGATCTCAGCAGCATCGGAACCGGCGTTGCCACGCAACTTGCCAGTGCCGCCGATGGGTCGAGTGCATCCGGCATCGGCTTCCGGGGCGTGCCGCAGAATCTGCAGAGCACGAACTACACGCTGGTCATGGCCGACGCGGGCAAGCATATCTATGGCACCACCGGCACCAACACATGGACGATCCCGGCCAATAGCGGCGTCGCCTTTCCGATTGGTACGGCCGTTACCTTCATCAATCTGTCGGGTACTGCGGCGACCATCGCTATCACGACCGACACGCTTTACCTCGGCGGAACCGGCACGACCGGCTCGCGCACGCTGGCCCAGTTTGGCGTGGCTACAGCAGTGAAGATCGACAGCACCCACTGGATCATCTCGGGGCCGGGACTGACATGAAATACATTCTTCTCTGCCTCGCTCCTGTCTTCATGGCGACGGGAGCCCATGCGAGCGGCGGGTTGAATCTGATGGCTGCCCTGCCGACGGCAGGCGGAGGGCCTCCTCCCACCGGCTGTCCCCAGGGCAGCACTTATCCTGACGGCTGCTCGGCCAATCCCAACAAGGCCAAGACGCCGCAGTATCCCAATCTCCTGAGCAGCTACAGCTTCAGGCCGCCGTGGAATGTCGCGGCAGTGGACATGTATGTCGGGCTCGACACCAGCCTGACGTTGACCGACTGGTCGACGCTCGGTGCGGGCCAGCACGTTGCGCTCACAGGTTCGGGCGGCGGCGGCGGCACGCAGGGCATCCAATGCAACGGCAGTTCCTCGATCGACATCGTTCTCGACAAGATCGACTTCACCCTGCATCAGGGCGCGGGCATCTATTGCGGTTCCGGGTCGGCTAAGTCGCTGACCGTCACCAATTCCAATTTCGGCTGCTCTCCCGTTAATAACACCGGCCCCAACCCGGTCGCCTTCTTCCAAATTCAAGATGCGAATATTCCGGTCACGGTACGTAACAGCACCTTCAACTTTCACAACTGCAACGGGATGGGCGACAGCCAGGTCATCAATACTTTTGGCTCTATCATCTTTGAATACAATTTCGTGGAAAACGACACCAATCCGGCAGAGGCGCTCAACAATGGCGGGGGCGGCCAGGGGCTCTATGCCGGGACTCAGGGAGCCGCAGTGACCGTGCTGTCACGTTTCAACTACTTTGGCGACGAAAACAACCAGGGTACGGGGGCGCATAACAACTATCAGCAATGGGCAATTCTTAGCTCCTCCACAAGTTCGACGTGGTCGTTCAACACTGGTCGTCAATCGGTCAATTCCATAGCGGCGGACCAGGGCGGCGAGTTCACGCAATGGTATGCCAATACCTCGGGCAGGATCGGCAGCGGGACGCTGACGTTCAACACCATGATCTGCACGCCCAGCCTCGGCCACACGACCTGCTCAAACTTCAGCAATGGGGGGAATCCGGTCGTCGGGGGCACGGTGGACACAAACTATTGCGATGACAGCGGCACCTTCATCGCCTTCTATCCCGGCTCGATGACGCCTACGCAGAATTGGAACCGTTCGAGCGGCGGGCTGCACAACGGCATCGCGTGCATCCGCATGACTACTGGCGCGACGATTACCCCATAACCCATGGCTGACGCATGAAATTATACCCCATTCTCCTGCTTGCCCTCCTGCCCCTCTGCGCGCACGCTCAGACGGCTACGCTTAATTGTACGACGAGTAACGGCGTGATGACTTGTGTTGGACCGATCACCACTCCCCCGATCATCCCTCCCGTCGTCACGCCGCCCATCGTCATCCCTCCCGTCGCCGGCACATGCCCGATGGGGAACGCCTTCCCCGATGGCTGCAGCACGGCCCCGCTCAACGCAGTCACGCCACGCCACGCGGGCATCCTTGCGAGCTATGGGACCAACCGTCCGAAATGGAATGTGGCGGGTGCAGACTACGAGGTCGGCCTAGATAAGAGAATTGGACTGACCGATTGGCACGCGCTCCCCACGGCAGTCATCGGCAGCGGTGGCACCCAATACATCCGCTGCACAAGCGGCGCCACGGTTTTAGATGCGGTGGACTTTACCAAAGGCGGCGGCTCCTTCGTCTACATCGGCGCGGGTGATTCCTGTACCTCGCTCAAGATCACCCGGTCCAAGATGGGCTGCGACTCGATCAACCAGAGCGG